GCGCTGTAGATCGGGAAACTTTACTCCATATTTCCCGTGGCTAAACTGAAGATTTGCAAGCCTATCGCTTTTCTCTCCGGTGCGGTAGTAGTGCTCAAAATCTTCGGTAGGCCAGCGATCGTTGTGACGCTGTCCTGACTCTTCGCCGTAGAAACGGCTAGCTCTAATTCTGCCGCCTTTTGCGGCGTATTTAGCGATATAGCTCGCAAGACCACTTGTTCGAGCCATTTTGCAGTGCACATGTCCGTGAGGCCACTTACTGGTGACTGCCCTCCACGACATGTTATCGCTACAGTGAAGCAAGATATGCCAATGTATTCGTTTGTTTTCATCGCCTAGTTCCTCTGTACAAAGATATCTAAAAGTCCCGTGCGCTTTGCGCAGTCTTTTAAAATACTTCTTCACATCTTCATAGATACGCGGTTCGTTTCCTCCCCACGTAAGTGTTATAAACCACGTCCTCTGACTAGTTATATATTCGACAGCTCCTCTGTACATCCATTGAGCTTGTCGCATTCTCATGCAGTTTACGCATTTTCTGCACCGTACTTCTTGGAGTATTCCTGTTGGTCTCTGTGATTCCGAATCCACGAAATGAATTCTGTTAGGGTAGGGGCAATTATGTTTCCCATTAATTGCCTCTACTTTGTCGTATGTTTGCGAATAGATTTCATAATAATCCATTCCCCACTTTTTTACGTCTACTGCCATGACTGTTGTACCCAGAGCCTTCGAACGGTGTCACTTATGCTATAAAGATCAAGTAGGCGGATCAGGGGTTACTTCCCCTGACCGCGGCGGGCTAAGATATAGCCCGCCAATATGCTGAGAATGATAGTGTTGAATGCAAGCATTCCTAAGACCATAATCCAGACGATACTTGTCATTTAAACTACCTTTAATCGTCTTAATGGTGTTGCAACTTTTGTGGACATGACGCCTTCAAAGTTGAAATGCACCGCGGCGGTATTATCCGACGGAACAGCATCCCATGCGTTATGCGGATACAATGCATTTTCATCACCCGCTGGGTCATATGCATTGATGTACGACGCGTCCACGTTCAAAACGTGGGTCCGACCATGCCAAAGATATTGGTCTATGTTTAAGTATGTGTCAGGCGTTCCATCCGTCTCGTTTTCCTGTCCACCTAGACTAGTTCCATCTGTTGAACTTAGTTTCTTGTGTTCAGCCAATTGTCCCACATGTGGGAATTGCTCAGGCGCTAACCACGCATAGGCATCCGCGTTACGCCCACCATTGAGGTGAACCTTGGGTCGGATTGATGCACAGCCTATTACCACTCCGTGTTCCTGAAAAAAGCGTCGCTTTGACAGAGTGTGCGTACATTCGTGCCCAAACGTCTGGACTGAAAGTCCTGTGCTATCATTTACGGTTCTTTGAGGCTTAATATATTTCCTATAGTGACCTAAAAACTCTGGTGTTTGGGCCACTGTTTCGTTTGCGTTAACCCCTTGGGCGCGCAAAAATGAAGTGTATTTACCGTCAAGGCTTTCCACTCTTCGCTCATAAGCTAACTTGGCGCGATGCCGCTCAAGTGTCTTCAAGGAAAGCGTACCGCCGGAAACGTCAATACTTTCGTCCTCGTTTTCATAATCCTCGTCACCTTGAGTTTCCGCAGTTCTATCAACAATCGGTAAGACTGCTGGATCGCTCGATATAGTATATTGATCGTGCTCTTCTCGGAAATACTCATTAACAACCATCTCATACGCGGTCGCGAGAGCATGTGCTTGGTAATGAGCACCATCTGGACCAAATAACGCCTGCCCAGCAGTGCTATTTGTTGTTGGTGGAGTTAATGCGCTATCGCCCATTATCCATGTCGGGAAATCCGACCATACCAAACGCCAAGGTACATAATAGTACCATATATCAACTGTTGCTCCGCTCATGCGGTGTGCAACGGGTTTGGACATAAATTGCAACTGAGTTTTAATGTTATGTTGGCTCTCACCGGAGTATACCGGATGATAGCTGAACGGTATTAAGCGTCCAAATTTACCACCGTTTCCTATAACGAAACGGGGCTTTCTGATTTGTCTTGATAAATTTGCCATGTTTTTAATCCTGTTTAGATGTTAACGCCCAGAGCAGGGGAGAAACTTTTGCAAGATCTGCTCTGGGCAACCGCCTCATTTGACTCGAGAGGTTTCGACGGTATTCCCATTTTCAAAGAACCATCTCCAAATGGCTCTTCGTTCAATCTCTGGTAACTTATGAGTAGATATATGAACGACGACTTCCTGATCGCCGCATCCGCATCCCTGATTTAACTCCGCGTTTAAAGGCGGCTTCGGAGGCTCGTCGCGCAGCTGACATCCTGCCAGTACTAGGACTGCGACGAGCAGTAGTACGCTTAGCAATACTGCTGGTTTTACTACGTGTTTTAGAAGTTGTTCTATAAGCCATTTGATAACGGATCCTCCATCATAGGGTTGACCTAGATGTAGAGATTCGTTTTTCGCATAATAAGTATATTGTTATATTATGTTAAAAGGGGGTATGTACCCCCAC